GCTTTGGCCTGAGAGAAACGCTCAATGTCTTTCTCGCGGCAGTAGGCAAGTGGGCGGATCACGATGTGTTTGCCGTCGTCGCTCATCAGCTTCGGTGGCATTCCCTTCATTTTGCCGCCGTAGAACATATTCAGAAACAGCGTTTGCAGAATGTCGTCCCGGTGATGGCCAAGCGCAATCTTGGTGGCACCCAGTTCGGTTGCGGTGCGGTACAGAATGCCGCGACGCAAACGTGAGCAGAGCGAGCAGGTCGTTTTGCCCTCTGGGATCTTCTCTTTAACAATGCCGTAGGTATTCTCTTCTACGATTTTGTACTCAACGCCCAGGTTCTCAAGGTACTCCGGCAGGATATGCTCCGGGAAGCCAGGTTGTTTCTGATCGAGGTTAACCGCGACCAGGGAAAAGTTCACCGGTGCGCTTTGCTGTAGATTACGCAGGATCTCCAGCATGGTGTAGCTGTCTTTACCGCCCGACAGGCAGACCATGATGCGATCGCCTTCTTCAATCATGTTGAAGTCTGCAATGGCTTCGCCCACGTTACGGCGCAGTCGCTTTTGCAGTTTATTCAGGTTGTATTGCTCTTTCTTTGTATTTGATTGATTTTCTTGCATTTATTACTACCTTCGGAGCCAATAGGGGCATAATAGGGGCAAAAATTTTTTAGCGTGCGAGCTTATCGTTAAGCATCAGCACCTGTTCGCCATTCATTTCTTCAATCCACGCACCGTAGACTTCATAAACCATTTGCGCGTTTTCATGCCCCATTTGGCTGGCTATGAAAGACGGGTTAGCGCCGGCAGATAAAAGCCAGCAGGCAAAAGTATGCCGCGTATGGTACGGATTCCGGCGGCGAATACCAGCACGTTTTACAGCTGCGTTGAATCTCGCACCGATGCTCGATAAAGAGTAGTAGGCTTTCTGTTTGCCCTTGCGCATCCTGGGCATGAAAACAAAACGCAGGTTTTGATATTCCATCGCACCATACTCACGATGATGAAAAACAATCTCGGTTTTTGGCTGTACCGAAGTCAGTGTACGCTGTGCCTTCAAGGCCTCTAGTGCTGGCTCTAATAACGTGATAACTCGATCACCTGCATCGGTTTTAGGCGGGACGAACATTCCTAATGCATTAAGATTGCGCTGTATATGAGCCGTACCTTTTTCCCAGTCGATATCTTCCCAGGCAAGAGCTGCGAGCTCTCCATGACGGACTCCAGTATAAACTGCGAACGTCCACATGTTGAGGCTTTGGCCACGCTCGGATTCCGCAAGCAAACTAAACTCCTGCTTCGTTAAAGGATCCGGTTTTACTTTCCCTTTGTGTAGTTTCTTGATCCCTTCAAAGGGCTTGCCACTGATAAACCCAGATTTGTGTGCAAATCGAAGAAGGGAGCACAGTAGCGATATGTAGTTGTTCACTGTACGCACAGTGCGTCCCTGTTTGTTGCTTCTGGGATTTGCCAGGTAAAGTGTGTCACCGTTCAACAGCTCCTTTCTGTATTTCAGTATGTCGCTGTGCCGTATAGTTGAAACAGGCGTTTCTCCGTTAATAATGTGCTTTAACGTACCGAGTTGTGAGCGCGTCTTACGCATCGTATTCGCGCTAATTTCTGTTTCTTTAATGTTCGTCCACAGTTCACACAGCTCTGAAAAGGTTTGAATTGAAACAGTGGTTACGGTTTTTTTTGCTCTGGAAGATGAAGGAAAGCGCTGATGGTAATCAAACTCTCCAAGGTTGATCTCGCTAACGATCACAGCCCGAAAATTCCCGGCTTTTTTGATGTTCGCCGGGGTGTTAATCCAACCTTTTAGAATTTCGCGGCAACGCTTTCCCCGGTACATAAACCAGATGCAAATCTTATTGTTTCTGATTTCGACACCTGTAGGCAAAGCTGCCATCTTACGCATCCCTTATTAACTGATTAATTCTCGGATAGTTATACCAGGTTGTGCCACGCAAGGTTTTTTCCCCAGAAGGCGATATCCGTTTAAAATGGACACCTTCTACCCAGCAGCCCTGGCGATACTTCTCAATCTGTCGTTGGGTCAGGCCTGTTTTTTCTGTGAGCCTGGCGCCAACAACCCATTCTTCGTTAAAAATTACCTGCGACATGGTTCACCTCAGGTAACCGGCATGAGTATAGATATGCCGGTCTTCAGTCGTTGATATTTCAGTTTCAGTTTGCCTGGCCGGGCAGGGAACGCAGTCGGCGCATACCGGTCATTGCTGTGGCCACGTAGCTTGCCTTGCAGTTGACCACTTCAACCCAGACCTTCACGCCTTCCACTCTCACCGTATAGGTCTCTTTCATCTTGCTGCGCCCATAGTCACCATATCTTTGCTGGTGGGCTGCGAGTGCGATTTCACATGCCTGGCGAGCCAAAGGGGATTGCTTACTGCCTCGATTAATCAGCCGCATTTCTTCTCCTTAAGGGAGGGGTTCCCCTCCCGATCTCGTTAGTCCACGTATTCCGGTTTCATATCCGCCAGGGTGATGCTGAACTGACCATGCAATTCGTCGCCCAGATGGCGTTTAGACGATGCAAGAACGCGCTCTACCTCTGCGAACCGCGCAGCTGCATCGGGTTCATCTGAAGGTGGCAAGGAATTGATGGCTGCTTCGACTTTGTTCCGTGCATCAACCAGGTAATAACGTTTCACGGCCTTGTTTTTCAGCTCAGTGAACAGGGCAGAACCCAGCGTTGCTTTCACGGTTTCAATATCTGCGCGCAGAGCTTTAGCGCTATCCACATCCTGAGCCGCCTCGATGCGGTCACGAAAATCATCAGCAAGTGCATCGATGTTTTGAGCTGATTCCTGAGCCGTTTGAGTGGTAGTGACGTTGTCACCTGAAATGTCTGCAAGGCTAACGTGCTGCGCCGTTGCAGGGTTTACCTCTCGTTCTACTCGTCGATCATCGAGCTCATCAGGGGTGTAAACGCCCAGAATCACATCCGGGCAGAACAGTCTCGCCCAGCGTTTGACGGCTAGGTATGCCAGCTGCTGGCGGGGGTCGTCAGCCCAAAGGGTAGAGTTTCGGGTTCGGGCCTGAGCCAGCAGCAAATCGAGTTCCCTTGGCTGATCTTCACCTTTCAGGGTTGCGCGGATAATAATGCCGATCCCGGCTTCGTCAGCCAGGGCCCAGCCCGGGACGCGGTACTCGCCTTTGTCGCCTTTACGGATATGGAATTTCCCAACAACCTTTTCCCATGGTCCGTACCATTCATATTCAAAGCGGCTGGCCAGCACGCCGCTGCGTGAAATTACGGCATTAACCAGCTGCGCTTCATACCCGAGCACACCGTTAATCAGGTGCGTTTTCTGCGCCACGGCAAAGGGATTCATCTGCCACTGTGCCGCTTGCATCGCTACAGCCATGCAGTCGGCCTGGTTGCCCTGCAGGTGTTTAGGAACGGTGGCAGTGCCCTGCGCCATGATCTGCGCGAACGTGCTGATAGCGTTCAGATACTGGGAATCAAACAAAGCCACGTTCGAGTTAATAACGGTGTTCTGGTCAGTAACGGTAACGTTAGTGTTATGCATAAATCCCCCTTAAGCCTGAGCGCGCAGCGCTTCGAGGCGGCGCAGGTCGAAGTCGTTCAGTTCATCGGTGTAATCGGTAGTGATCGGCGCTGGCCATTCGCCCGTGTCGAATCCGGTTGCGATGGCGCGCATCGTTTTGCGGTACTCGAGCATGCCCAGTTCCAGCAGTTCGGTGGACGCCTCAATGATGGCGATCCAGTGGTAGTTCTCGTCTTTGTTGACGAAAATCCAGAAGAACTGGTCCAGCGCCGCGGTCTCGCAATACATAGCCGCACTGAGGTGGTAGTCCCGGTCAATGATTTCCCGATGCAGCCTGGCGCGCAGGCTTTCTTGCTTCACATTCCACATGCTGATGGTTTTCAGGTCAGCACCGATGCGCACGCCGTCCAGTTCAATCTCGAGATCGGGGCGTACACGCACTTCTAATCCGGTTTCGTCGTCAAAACCGAAGTAGCTCACTTCAACGGCGCGGCTTGGATGTGTCAGCAGCATGCCGGCGGTCGGGTGCCCCAGGAGTGCAGACTGAATTGCCCGCGCTGTGGCCAACTGCTGGCGGGTAACCAATATCTTTTCGCCAGGGTTGTTGCGCCAGGCATCCAACAGTTCGTCGGCGAATATGGCATCGGGCTTAACCGACTTAACAGCCTGGATCATGTCCGTTTTGGTGCCGGACACTTTCAGCGGCGTCGGTTTCTGCGCTTCCTGTGCGACCAAATCAGGATTGATGATCGCTAATTGCTCAAGTAACGCATCACGGCTGCCGCTGGTTTTAACCGGCACGGGCAGGGTGGCGTTGTACTCTTTGATGCACGCCTTCATTGCCGTTGCCGTTTGCTTCTGGCCTTCTTCAATACGCTGGTACTCAGCAGGGAGAGCCATATAGCTTTGAGCCGTTTCTTCCAGGCTGGCGCCAAGCGGCACTGGAGCGGGAAGGGACGCGTTATGTTCTTCAAGTAACGCTTTAATCTCGTCAGCGCTTAGCAGCGCTGGCAGGCTGGCGTTGTACGCTTCGATGAACTCGCGCAGGGTTGCGGTGGTGGTGAAAGCACCCTCCGGGATCTCAGGTTCTACGCTGAACTCTGCTTCGAGGTTTTCCGGCTGCAGTGCAAGAGCGTGCACCAGATTTCCCATATCCAGCACTTTGGATGCTGTTCGCGGGATGGTTTTAGCCACATGGCGCGCGTTAAAGTACATCAGGCTGACGCGGGCATCTTTCACCTGGGTTGAGCTAATGCCGTTCGCAGCGTGATAAACGTCATTCGGTAGGCCTTCGTATCGGCCAGGTTCGAAGTCTGCAGGGAACTCCACTTCTGGGTTCGATTCCTGAACGTCAATTGTTGTTTCCTGCAACTGGTCTGCTTCTACGGAATCTGTCTGCGAATTAGCTGCATCAATGCTTTCGCCCGGTGGTACCGAACCAACATCTTCGTCTTTCTCTGGCTTAGCCGTTTCCATCTGCACATCGTTGGTGGTCTCCGCTGTGTTTTCCGTTTTTTCGACTTCATTTGAGGAGGTATTGGCGACCGGTTCGGTATTTCCATCCACCAGGCCATCGATGGAGAACACGCCGCTACCGAGATTTTCAACCTGCGGTTGTGCAACTGGAGCTTCGGTCTCAACAGCTGTAGTAGACAGCGGCAGTAACTCCACAGCAGAGTTAAACACAGCCGTCATGGTTTGATTCACAAATTCAAGATGAGCCGCTGGCGTGTGATGAATGTTCTCTGGCGCGATGCGGATCAGATTGAAGATTGCCGCACGGTTCACCGCCAGTACGCCTGGTTGATTGCGTAAGATTGCGCTCCATGACTTCCATGGCTCTTCTTTCTTAGCCACGATTTCTTTGGCGCGACGTAAAATGCTTGAGGGGATTTCAAAGTGATGGAAATCCATAGGCAGCAGGGCACAGGCGATCTCAAGATCGAGAGTGTCCAGAGTGTGGTGCGCGCCTTCGCCGCGATCCGTCACATAGCCACCGTCTGCATTGGTACCAGAATCAGTACGCTGAACATTACTGATGCGATTACCTGCAGCCCATTCGCGAACGAGAATGCCGCGGTCAATATAATCAGTCGCCGCCCAGATTCGGGTAAAACGGAGAACCAAAGCGAGTTCGTGGCGCTTCTCCTGGCTGAACACCTTGCGAATGGCGTCGGTATAGCGCCAAAGGTCTTTGGTATCGTAACCCTTAACCTCTTCGCAGTTTTCTGCCGCCAGCAGCAGGTTCTGGACATAGCTGTTGTCAGTGTCCATTTCCAGCGCGCAGATATCTTCGTATTCTTCGCGAGTTAAGTGGTGGCGCAGTTCGTCGGCGGTGAACTGGGCGAGTAGCTGCTTGCGGAACGGCATACGAACGACTGGATAACGTGTGGTTTCGTCATCATTCTCGTCAATCTGAATACCGTTTTCAGGTTCTGGATCCTGACCGGTTGTAACACCGATCTCGCTGGCGATTTCTGATTTAAGAAGAGTAAGCTTTCCGCTTCTCCACTCTTCAACTAACTGATTGCGGTCGCTGGCATCTGCTCTCGCCCAGTCAGCCATGAAAGCAGCAAGTAGCTTTACTTCGTGCTCTTCATCTGGCGCAAATACCTGCTTAATCGCCTGAACCAGTTTCCACTCAGCGTTCAGGCTGAGTTCGGCAACTTCCGGGATGTCGTTCTTCGCCATCAGCAGGTTCTGGAGATAGGTGTAGCCTTCATCCAGTGACATTTCGCTGGCAGCCAGCTGCTGCTCTTTAGTGATATGTGACTGGTATTTGTCGCTGGTCAGGTGGACGGCATAACGAACCGCTGGAGTGCGGTTTTCAACTGGGACACTCTCGACGGTCGTTTCGACTTTAACGGTAGTTTCCGGTGCGGCAGAGTTGTCCACGGGTCCAGTCGACTCAGCACCAGCCTTTGGCAGCTAGGTGCGTCCATCGTCCTGCAGTTCGTAGCGTTTGCACCAGGTGTAATCCACAGTGCTTTCTTCAGGCAGATCGTTGAAAACAGGGAAATCGGTGCGAACCGGTTTGACGTAATCCTTACCGCGACCGGTTTCAATACCTGCATCTTCTAGCTCAACATCGAGCTGCAGGTTTGCACGGGCTTCAGATTTCGCAGTGAACCAAATCACTGCGTCTTCTTTGCCAGATTTCTGCGTAGCCTTCACTACATAGAAAAATTCCATGTGAGATCCTCTTTTTTGGATGTAAGATCCCCGGGCCAGAGATAGCGCCCATTGGGTGAACTTTGGTTTTTTAAGTAGTTTTCCGGTGTAACTTTGGTCGGGAGCACCGGACGTACGGGCCGCCTTGCGCGGCTTTTACGTTATGCCTCGTGGGCCATCTGGTCGTACGAAGCACAACGTTCAGAGCAGTATTCTTTTTCTTTGTGCGCCAGCTGTGCGCCGTTGAGATAGAGAAGGGTACTTTTGACTACTTCCCCCGGTTTAACCGGCTTGCCGCAATACCCGCATTTCGTTGAGTTACACATCTGGATTACCCTTTTGCGCCAGCAGGTAGCACAGGCGGCGAAGAATCACCTCGAACAAGTTAAGTTTTACGGCTTGCTGCCGTCCTGGTTTGCGTGCGAAATCAATCATTCTCACCCTCGTTTGCCTTATCGCCGGCCAGCGGAACGTTTACACCTGATGCGCGTTAATCTCTCCACCTCATCCGACTATTCGTATGCCGTCGGCGGCTACTTCGTGGGCGTCCTGCCTTGGTGGTCCGTAGTGCGTCTTTCTGAGATAAATTAAACACAATGTTTAGTTTTGTGTCAACTAAATGAGTATGTTTTGATAAACAAAATGTTTATCTACGCAATTTTAAAGTGAATTTTGTGAGGTGGGCGCATCAATTTAGGCGCTGAGTTGATAGGAGCGGAACTGCGTAGGCTGGTTACTCTTGGGATGAAAGCTTGATAAGATTTTAGAGTCTTAGCTCTTGGCAATAAAAAACCCGGCACGCTGGCCGGGTTAATTTATTTCTCTAAATTAGGGATGTCAGAGCGATTATATTTAAAAAAAGGCACACTGACAGAATTTATTCCCATGCGAGACGTACTGTTTTGAACGAATTCACGCCAAAATGGCCATACATTGAAGCCGACATTTTGTTTAGCAAATTCTTCTAATTCTTCTTTTGATAATTCTCTTTTAGACCTATATATAGCTTCGTAAATGGCTTCTATTGTTAGAACTGTTTCGTGTTCTTCAGCTTGAGTTGGGGTGACAAATCTTAGACCTAAGCTATAATGGAAAGAATAATACAATTGATTTGTGCTACTATCTTCCTCGTTGACAAGTTCTATAGCTTCAATTTTCTTAATGTTGCGGAATGATTGTGTTTTTTTTGTAACCGAATTAAAATTGAACGCATTATAGCCGTCAGATAATTTAACTTCTGACTCTCGAATATTGATATGCATTATAGATAACGCTTCAATACTCGATTTTAACAATTCATTCATTATGCTACCTTTTTCGCTACAGTTCTAATTTTTATGGAGCGGCGTATGTGATTGTAATTAGAGGAATTATCATTATCAAAACATAACTCGTCACTGTTAAATTGGGAGGCAGTTTCAGAATGCCAAATTGGCAGTGTTTTGGAGACTGCAACTGAGGTCTCAATTTTAACTTCACCAGCCAGTTCTCTGAGTTTTATAAATGCCTCAGGAACGAGAGATGCTAACCTAATGAGTTTATCCATTGCTTCAGATTGAATAACATCATCCGATTCATATTTCGAAAAGGCTTTTGGCCCCCCACCAAATATCAAGCATGCTTGCTGTTGAGTGATCTTCCAGACGTCGGTTCTAATTGCCCGAATCTCACTTCCTGTCAATAATCCATCAACACATTTTTTAAATTCAATAAATATTCTTTTGTTTTCACGTAGATCTACTTGAGTTGCTGTTTCAGAACCACATGTATCACATACCGAAAATCTCGCAGGGAGACTTTTGGTTTGGTCTTTGTAAGCAACAACATCGTAATCAATCTGTGGTGAAAGATGGCCTACACCGCATGCCGGACATATGTTATTGATTTTCATTTTACTAAATCCCCCATCTTTATTTATCAATTAGATAAATGAAGAGAAACTGTAAATACAACCGTACCGCTTATATTTACAAAAAACTTTACATAGTAATCATTACTAATTTCTCTATGCATTGCTTCACACCATGAAACGTCTGTAAATGTGTAAGCATCGCATGCGGCCCATACGCCTTCCTTCGTCCCCTGACACCATACTGAACCTAAAAATGTGCCTGTTTTGACAGCTTTTAAAACAACAGCCTTAATGCCATCGCCATCTAAGGATAGTGTTTGAACATCGCGGATGCATTTTCTTGTCCATGGTTGAGCGTCACATTTTTCAATTAAATCAACAACATCTTTGTACAGAGGACCATCTGGTATTTTCCTTTCTTGACCTTCTTCAGGAAGGTCACCCACGTATCTGCTCAGAATCATACTTGTTACCATTATGGTAAGTCTAGTCTAATGCTAGAGGAATTTTGTTTTTTTGTGCTGCTGCTTATTAAATTCATGTACTACAAAAACTATTCATTCATCACTATTGATAGATAGAGGCAGGAATTGCGTATAAATAAATATGAAAATCAGTAACTTGTGATCAAGGGTGAAGCGCTAAAACTTAAACTATTGATTAGAATCCAGTAGTGAAATCTACAATATGCTTGCTTCAATGTGATTGATCCTCTAAGTACGGATTCTGCCTTTAATGTACTTATCGTACAACTCATCCAGTTCTTTCAAGCGAATAGAAAAGACTCGAAGCATGTTCTTTTGCTCCTCTTCCGGAAGCTGGCGGTACAACTCCAGAAGTCGCAGTTCGTCTGGCTTAAGTCCACCTTTTTCATCGACTTCTTGGCCAAGAACCCACTCGAGACTGACTCCTAGCGCGTCTGCCAGTTTGATAGCTGAGCTTTTCCCGATTGTGCCGCGAACAAACCAGTTATTGACGGACTGAGCGCTGACACCGCAGATACGAGCAATGTCAGCTTTAGTTAGTTTTTTCAACTCAAGTATTTCATTGAGCCGCTGCACCTGAGGGTGTTCTGTCTGATGAGTTTTTTCTTTCATAACAAAATTCTAAACCAAAAGTTTATTACCTCAATATTCAAAAAGTTGACATTTAAATAAACTAAATGTTTAATAATTATCTTGCCGAAGGAGATGATAATGAACGCAATTGATAAAGCTATTTCTAAAGCAGGTACTGCATCACGCTTAGCAGGATTGCTAGCTGTTAGCGCGATGACTGTCAGTCATTGGCGGAATCGATATCACGGTGTAGTACCGGCTGATAGGGTTCTGCAAATCTATGAAGTTACAGGCGTGACGCCCCACGAACTACGCCCAGATCTCTACCCAAACCCCACAGATGGTTTACCTAAACAGGAGCCTTAACAATGCAGACTGTTTCATTCCAACAGAGTAACAGAGCTTCCTCTAATCCACTGATATTCCCGTGTCATCAAAGCGAACCGGCAACGCAGGATATAGATCATCGTGATATCTGCTCAGCGGTCCGAGCCTGGGCAGCGGTAGAAGGGCGTGTAGCTGTCGCTCTTCAGATCCAAGAGGCGGCAGAAGAACTTCAGCTTAATGGCGTGGACTTCTCAGGCCAGGCCGATGTCTGGAACGTGAAGCTGTTCCGATGGCTGGACAACAAAGAAGACTCCGCATCTTACCGAAAGAACATCGAACAGCTGGTGCCCGCGATCATGTCCGTATTACCGCTTCGATACCGCGACCGTGTCGTTAAGAACGACTCGTTTGCCTACCGGATGGCCCGGCTGGAAAAAGAGGTGAGTGAGGCGAAGCAAGCTTTGATGCTCGATGCACCGAAAAAGGAAAAGCTGAAGGAGTTAGGAGAGGGGATTTTCGAAATGTTCAGGATCGATCCGGACCTTACGGCGCCACTGCTGGCGATGGTCACAACCATGCTGGGGGCAATGTGAAGACTTCAGAAAAGGCGAAAGCCGGTCTGCGCTAACAGAACCGACTTTCAGGTGCAAAAACGGAGTGTAATTGCGGAGCTAAGTATGTCAAACACAGCTGAAATTATCAATTTCCCCCATCGAACCGAACAACCGGGAGGTCGTATGGCCGACCTGTCGAACGGGTATACCAAGGTCGCTAACGAGATCCAACAGCTCAAGCCTCGTCTGAGAATGTCAGGCCGGGAGTGGCAGTGTTTTGAGGCGGTGATATGGCTTACCTACGGCTGGAACAAGAAGCAGGACCGCGTTACGAACACGGTGATCGCCGAACTTACAGGATTGAGTGATTCGCATGTTTCTGATGCGCTCAAATCGCTCGCAGAACGCAAAATTATCTTCAATCAGAAGCAGGGCGTGATGAAAACGGTCGGTATAAATACTGACCTTTCTGCCTGGATTTTAGACAAGCCGAAAACGGGAAAAGTCTTCCCGAAATCGGGAAAAGTGTTACCGAAAACGGGAAAAACCTTCCCGGAAACGGTAGACACCCAAGACTATAACAAGAACAATATTAAAAGATCCTCGTCTCGGAATTCTGACGAATCCCGAAACCAGAAAACTCAACAGTTTCTCTCACGCTATCCAGAAGCTGCCGCCGGGATATACACCCCTGCAGGTAAATCATGGGGATCCGCTGATGACCTCAAGGCCGCTCGCTGGATTTACGACAGGCTTCTTACGGTCAACGCCTCGCTATCCGAACCCAACTGGGCTGAATGGGCAAACACCATCAGGCTGATGCGTGTCCAGGACAAGCGTACTCACTACGAAATCTGTGACCTGTTCCAGTGGGCCAACCGGGACGAGTTCTGGAAGGACAACATCCTGAGCCCCTCGAGTCTGCGCAAACAGTGGGATCAGCTCACTACCAAGCGGCTGCGTGCAACCGGAACGGCAAAGCCATCCCGGAGCGGCATTGACCTGCATAATACCGACTGGATTGAAGGGGTGCTTGAATGAAAAACGTTGCCGAGAATATTCGCAATTTTGACCGGGAACAGGCCCGCCGCGTAGCGCACAACCTGCCTGAGCAGTACACCGAACGCGAACAAACGCAGCAGGTGGCGCAGATTATCAACGGGCTATTCGTTCAACTGGCGGCTGCGTTTCCGGCAAGCCTGGTTAATCGCAGCCAAGAAGACGTGAACGAGATTCGCCGTCAGTGGGTGCTGGCCTTCAAAGAAAACGGGATCACCACTCTGGAGCAGGTTGAAGCCGGTATGCGCATGGTGCGTCGCCAGGATCGCCCGTTCCTGCCTTCGCCAGGCCAGTTCATCAAGTGGTGTAGGGAAGGGCGCTGCGTGCTGGGGATCACCACCGCTGACGTCATGGCTGAGTACTGGAAGTGGCGTAAGCTGGTGTTCCGGTACCCGAGCAGTGAGAAGTATCCGTGGCCAAAGCCGGTTTATTATCACATCTGTCTGGAACTGCGGCGCCGCGGAACTGATGGTCAGTTGTGTCAGAAAGAGCTTGAGCGTGAGGCTGGAGATATACTGGGTATGTGGGAAAAGCGGGTGCTGGCCGGGAAGCCTATCCCGCCTGTACGTTGTGCGCTAGCTGCGTCAGTACGACCGAAGGGGCCGACCCCTGCGGAGCTTTTGAAAGCCAAATATGAGCGTATGAAGGCTGAAGGAAGAGCATAGGAAAGAAATGGTCTGCTATGAGCGAAAAGCGGATGTCAAAATCATGGCGATAGTGATGTTATTCTACATTAGACATAACAACCCGGCCACGAACTCACGCATCAGGCGGTAAATGGTGGATGACTACAACCTCGGAATCCATCTTTATGGACGGATAGTGCTCACGCATCCCTTCCAACATTTCGGCATCCGGCCATTCCGCACTTTTATTAAGCCTGGCCGCAACGACAGAAAGTGGCATTTTTTCAACGTGCGTGACACATACCATGACCGTGTCAGAGGCATCCTGAGCATTTTCGTAAAGCATAGGGCCCGGCACAATTTCCCGTTCCCGCCAGCGGATGGTATGAAGCTTCCTGCCTGCGCGGACGTCCGGCAGCAGGCGAGGCACGATCTTAAGTTTCTGCAATGACATTATCTCCGGTGAAAAGGCTCCTCCCGGGGGCGGGTGAGTGATGACGAAATATCCTGCGGCTACCACGCATCCCATTTTTAACATAACAATGCTTTCCTGCACCACTTGATAGGACCTCATCTCGTTTCGCGGCCTCAAGCCTGTTTACAGTATCTTTTCCTGTCTGTATATCGAAACGCGCCTGATTATCCCGGCTTGTTTGCATAACTATGCTGCGAATGTAGTTCTAGATGGATTAGTGAATGTAAATGTTAGAAACATCCGCTTCTGGCACGTAGCGGACTAGTTCACTGGGCAGAAGGTCCACTCTGAGCGAGGAGCGGACGTAACGCTGCACTCATCGGAAAATTTTGAGCGCAGCGAGTAATTTTTTCTATATGCAGCGTTTTTTAGCAGTTGGCCGCCCATCTATCAGCTTTAGCCTGCCAAGCTTTCTTTGTTTTTAGGTCATTTTGTTTATCTATAGCTTCGGTAATTACTTTAATAGCCTCATTTATGTCACTTTTTATCAGTATTTCTGCTTTGTCATTCAAAAAACTCGGCAAGAACCAAGCTCCACAATCACCACGTTTTGAATCGCCACGGATAATCTAGACACTTCCTAGCCGTTGATAATACTGGTTTTCATATTCTGTCGGTGACATCTGATCGCTGGAACCATGCCGACGCTTACTG